TAGTCCTTCATCCATCTTATCCGCGTTGGATGACTTAAAATCCTCGTAACTTGCGCTGTTCATAATTCCTCTCTCTCAGTTAGTCGGGTGTTGACTAGGCTACTGGGATAGCTCCCCAGGCGCGTTCGCCTATTTGGATAGTGGTAGTGCCGACATTGATGGCACCTGAAACGGTGTCGAATACTTGGCCGTTAGTAGCGACTTGATTGGCAACCACAAATACAGCGGTGTCGTTAATATCGACGCCATTAACAACCGTAACTGGCGCGTCTGTTTGATCGCCGTCACCTAAACCTGAACCACCAATATGCTGTGAATCCTGTGGCGTTCTTGCGGCTTCAGCTTGGTCTAATAGTGTCCAATCCGTTAGCTTAGGATCGACCACATCGGTACTGATGCCGATACCGACATTGCATCCGCCAGCGTTCATGCCGCCAGTCCAATCCGCATTGGGTACTTCCGCTGAACGTGTAGCAACGGTAGCCGCATTTACGCTGCTGGTAGCTAAGTTAGCCATGCCTATTCCTCTTACATTAACTTTGTTGTGCGTCTAATAAATGCCGTACTGAGTACGGCATTTATCGGTTCTAGCTACTGTGACTAGCCGTTAGCGTTGTATCGACCGCTAAATTGACGGCCTGAGCAAGTCAGGTTGCCCGCCCAGCCCATGATCTGGACCTCGGCGTCTTGGTTAGTCGAGTAGCGACGCTTGGGTGACAAAGACACCATGTTACGGTCTTTGTGAGGGCGATAGAACAGGTAGTTGGTATTGATGAAGAAGGCAGTGCCCGCAGGCGCGCCCGTACCATTTGACCCGTTATAGATACCGCCATCAAGATACACATCGGCGTCCATGAACTTCAGGGAAGTAAACCCAGCATCGCCATCGTTGGTGTTGCTGAAGCGTTGCTGTGCTTGCAGAGAACCCATATAGGCATTCCAAGTCAGCGTGTCGGCCATGATGCAATCAGGGCGATCAGACCCGCGCACCAAGTCAGCCCACAACAGATTCCAGAACCCTTGGATTTGTAAAGGGTCAAGACCCGCAGCCGCAGTCTGATCACTCACGGCGTTCTGCCAGAAAGTGAAGGTGTTGCCGTCGATACCGCCATAGGGTGCAGCGGTAGGGTCAATAGGAAGCGCCGCTTCCAAGCCGTCGATCTGCTTTCCACCCGCCGCTGTGCCGTCTGAGTACAGACCGCCAGTGATCAAGTTAGACATGGTGGCCTCGGCTACTTCTAGGCGAGACTCCAACAGGTCGATGAACTTTTCTTTGCCTGAGTTTTGTAACAGCTCCAGACCTGAGATAACAACAGGTACAGCCGCTTGCTTAATATCGTACTCGGCTGCGCTGATCACGTCAGAAACACCAACCGGCAACAGGTCATAACCTGAATACCAACCCGCGTTAGAGTTTTCCGCAAAGCTCAGCTCTTGTAAAATCTTGGAGCCGCCACTGAAGGTCTTGATGCGTCCTTTCTTGGACATTTTCATCAGCAAGGCGTTGTTGTTTGTAACATTATCCGCAATCTTTCGAGTGCGTGATTCGATAGTTGTTGCCAGGATGTCTGACACATTTGCGTTGGCGAAAGCCATTGGACGCTCCTAAAAAGTTAAAGGCATGTTCACTTTCTTTCTAGTCGCTACATTGAGTAGAAACTTATAAGACGTGTAATCCGGTGATCCGGCCTGCTACCGAGGCTGGGGCTGAATCTATCAGAGTTACTTTGCGTATGGTAAGCGTAGCAGAGGTGTAGGGGGGAGTCAAAAGGATGCCCCCTATCCCCAGAGAGTGTGCGACGATCTAAGGGGGAGGAGGACTTTAGAGTGTCCCTGAATTCGCTAACCGCGTACCGGCATTCGGATCGGTGCGGGGCGAAAAACAAGACGACGGAGTGTACTACCCTTGCTGGAGGGCTTCAAGTGCAAGGGTGATGTCATCCCTCATGCTAGTGCCGCCGCTAGGTGGTGCTGTTAACCCGGAACGCTTGCCGTTTAGTGAAGACGATGCCACGCGTTTTTGCTGGAGAGCCTTGTTCCCGCCCATGATCTTCCGCTGCTCCAGGACCTTAGATATTTCTGGGTTCATGGCGACGGCTTTGTTGTAGGCGTCTTGCAGCGACATTTCTTGGCCGCGTGAATGCGCGAAGTCGATCATGTCTGCCATGTCGTTCCGCACGTCGCCTAAGAACTCGGCATTCTTAGCGAAGTCTTGTACTGACTGCTGGGCCGACTCCTGAACTTGGGTCTGGCTTTTACCCTTAGCCTGTTCCAAGAGCTGCATCATCTGGTTGAAGGGTGCCATCTTCTCTTCGAGTATGCGTTCCATTTCTGTCTGTGGTGACTGCTGCTGCGGTTTGCCGACCAATGCGTCATCGAGAGTCGTAATATCGACGCCATAATGGTTGATCAAATTGGCGATGGTTTCCGCTTTCTGCTGCGGGGTCCCCATGCGTAGCTGGGAGACAGTTTGGAACAAGCCCTCAGCCGCCTGTACAGGGTCGCTAACGCCCTCTGCCGCCATAATAGGTGCGTATGACTGCCCTAGCTTGGCCATGCGGTCATGGACGTTACGGGAGTCTGAAGAGTTCGCCATCGTTTTAGCGATTTCGGCTTCCCGTGCCGTGATCTGCTGTTGCAGCTCAGAGGGTATCTTTGACCACTGCTCACGCTGGGCAGGCGTCCAGCCAGCCGGTGCTTTTACCTTGGGTTCTGTGGCTGGCTCGTCAGTGGTTGCCGGTGTGGTGTCTTCAGCCGCTAATGGTAGCTCTTCTGGCTCGTCATCGTTTTGTGGCGATGGTTCTGTGGATGGTTCCGTTGGCTGCGGGTCGTCATCTTCAAAACTGGTGTCTAGGCCTTCTAGTGCCGCGTCTAGATCGCCTCTCATTGTATCGTCCATATCCTCTCTCCTATGCTGTTAGTCGCCATGCCCGTAGCGGTGCATTGCGCGTTTAATGGTGTCGAGGCGTTCTACCTTATCTTGACGGTTTTGCGCCATCTGTTTCTGGGTGTTGCGAGTCTTGATGTACTCGGGGCTGTAGTCGTGAGCGTTGGTGACACCGTGCGCCTGGTTGTGAGCGCGGAGGTGTGACCGACAACTGATTTCTTGGCCGTCTATCGGTGACTTGAAAGGTTCTAGTGGCTTCAGGATAGCAGGGGTATTACTAGCCTTCGGGGTGTACCGTGAGCGCGGTATCAGCTTGCCCGTGGTCGAGTCCTGAATCCATGACGTGCAGCGGGAGCCGTCGGGGTTGGTGTTGTAGTAGTCGTGGTCGTGGTCGTGATCAGTCATCTTTGGCTCCTGTTGTTGGTTTCGCTGCGGCTTCCTGTATCTTCGCTTTTGAGGACGCGGCCAGTTCTTGGAGTTTGAGGGAAGTCTTAGCGACCTCTTTCTGAATCTCCATATCGGTATTGATAGCGTCTTTCCTGATTTCTGACTCAGCACCGGCTTGGGCTTGCGAGACGTTGGCTTGGGTCTGGATTTGCTCAAGCTGTATGTCGGCAATCATCTTCGCTTGCGTCTCCGCGAGCTTGGCTTGGGTCTGTGCTGTGATCTCCGCTATCTTCATCTGATGCTCGGCAGCGGCAGTCTCGATGTCAGCTCGCTTATCTGCTTCCCTGACTTGGAGGTCAGCTTGAGACTTGGCCTGTATTTTCTGCATCTCCATCTGGGTCTTCATCTGCTCCATTTGTTGTAGCAGTTGTTGTTCTTGTTGCGCTGGATCGGGTTTCTCTTCTTCGGCAGCGGCTATTGACGCCTCGATTGCACGGTCGATCACGCCCTCGATCTCTTGTGAGCCTTTAAACCCGGCTAGCCCCCATTGCAGAAGTTGTAGCAGGAACGGCTTGGCGGCAGGGTCTTCAGCCATCAGGGGGGCGCTGGCCTGCATGAACGTCGATAGCGCGTTGAGATAACCGGTGCGCTCATCTTTAAGCTGCGCGAAGTCTTGCATGGCCACCGACTCTGGACGTATGACGATGTGTAGCCGGGCTTCTTCGGGCTGTTTTATAAGCTCGATGGCCGCTGGCACCATGTCGCGGTCTTGCGACTGCTGCATGTTCGACTGCTGGGCAATCGTCGCGGGGCTGAAGTGCCGGGCGATGACCTCGGCTTTCAGTTGCAGTAGGTCAGAGGCGAACTGCGCGAACTGGTCTTGCAGGGCTTGCACCCGTACTGAACCGAACTTGGCCTTCATAGCCGACTGACCGACGCCCTCGTACTGATTCTCAAGGCCACCACGCATTATATCGGCCATGCCGGTGACTTGTTGCAGGAGGCCAATGGTTTCCGACCGCATTTCCCTGAGCTTATCTAAGGCACCCACTATATCCGCGAGAGGGAGCCAATCGACTTGCCCTTTTATCCCACCTTTTTCGGCAAACAATGCCCAGTTGTCTATGGGTATCAGGTCGTTCTCTGTCCCCTCCTTGAGCATCCGCTGTATGCCTTCAGCCGAGGAGTCGTAAACCCCCACGACCTTCACC